CGGCCGGCCCTCGATCCGGCCGCCGACCCGGACGACGACCGGAGCTCGGACCTCAATCCCCGACGCGTCCAGCGCGCCAAGGGCACCTTCTTCGCGGCGCTCGCGCACTGCCAATACCAGGCCCGGAAGCACCAGATGGGCGCCTCGGAGTACGCGAAGGCGATCGGCGACGACGAGATGTCCGCCGTCCTCGCGCTCCCCAAGGCCGTGCTCGAGCAGGCCGCCGCGGTGGCGCCCGGCACCACGACGGATTCCGCCTGGGCGGCTCCGCTCGTCGCGGTGCGTCATGCGGCGGAGGAGTTCATCGAGCAGCTGCGCCAGGTGTCGATCATGGCGCAGATGGACACCCGAGGCCTCACGTTCGGCCGCGAGGGGTCGGTCTCGATCCCGAAGAAGACCAGCGGCGTGACGGGGGGATTCGTCGGCCAGCTCGGCGCGATCCCGGTCAGCGCGCAGGCCTACGAGACGGTCACGATGGCCCCGAAGAAGTGGGCCGCGCTCACGGCCGCGGCGAACGAGCTCCTCGAGCGGTCCGAGCCGGCGGTGCTCGCGCTGATCCAGCAGGCCATGGTCGCGGACTCCGGCGAGGGGCTCGATGCCCTCTTCATGGACGCCACGGCGGTCAGCGCGACCCGGCCCGCCGGAATGCGCAACGGAGCGGGGACCCGCGCCGGCACCGCGGGCGGCGATCTCGCCGCGATCGACACCGACCTCAAGACGATCCTCGGCGCCTTCGACACGGCCAAGATCCCGACGAGCGATCTCGTCTGGGTCATGCCGACGGCGCAGATGCGGACGCTGCAATTCATTCGAGACGGCCTCGGGCAGTACGTCTACAAGGCGGAGGTCGAGGCCGGGCGCCTCAAGGGCGGCAAGCTGATCGCCAGCAACTCGCAGGCCGCGGGGGTCGTCACGGCGATCGCGCAGAAGCACGTGGTCGTCGCGACGAACGGCAAGGGCCCGGTGATCGACATGAGCGGCGAGGCCGTGATCCACATGGAGACCGCGCCCTCGGCCGATCTCGGCGGAGTCGGCGACCCGACCCCGATCCGGTCCATGTACCAGAGCGACGCGACGGCGATCCGCCTGAAGCTGATCCTCGACTGGATCAAGCGACACGCGGCGGCCGTTCAGTCCTGCACCGCGGTGACCTGGTAGAGGGGGGAGCGCGCGGGTGAGGGTCACAGTCTGCACCGAGCACCACTGGCTCGACGGATCGCTCCGTCGCGTCGGGGATCCGGTCGACTGCTATCCCGAGCTCGCGCACCACCTCGCGGCGCTCGGTCTCGTCACCCTTCCGGACGAGACGCCCGCCGAGCGCCGCGAGGTGACGCCTTCCGCTCCGCCGGCTCCCCGCTCCAAGCGTCGCGGTCGAGGTCGCTTGTGAGCGTCTGGAGCCGCGCGCGGGAGGCGCTGCGCGGCCGAGCCCCAGACCCGCCGGCGGAGGCCCCGGCCGCGAGCACTCCCGAGCTCGAGACCGCCGCCTATCCCTCGACGGTCGCGACCGTGTCCTGGCCGCCCGGGGACTCGTCCTATGTGCGCAACTGGTTTCAGCTCGGCGCCACGCCGCCGGGAACCTCCGAGGCGATGGCCTCGGCCGCCGTCTACTCGTGCGTCTCGATCCTCGCGCAAGAGGTCTCCCGGCTCCCGGTGCGTCACTGGGCGCAGATCGAGGGGAGCCCGAAGACCGCGCAGCGCGGCTCCATTCCGACCTCGATCCTGCGGCGCCCCAACGGCTACCAGACCCGGTCGGACTTCTGGCTCGCGATGATGAGCGCGGTCTTGCTCGAGGGCAACGCCTACGCCTGGGCGATCCGGGACGGATTCGGGGACGTGCTCGAGCTCCATCCGATCCTGCCCCGAGCGGCCGGCGTCCTCGTCGTCCCGACCTCGGGCGAGGTCTTCTACCAAATCGCCCACCCGATCGCGACGGGCGGAGCGTCGAAGACGGTCCCGGCGCGTGACATCCTGCACCTCCGCCTGTTCTGCACCACTCACCCGCTCATCGGCGTTACCCCGCTCCAGGCCTGCGCCTGGTCGGTCAAGCAGGGCTCGCAGATCCAGCAGCAATCCACCCGATTCTTCGGCAACGCCTCTCGGCCGAGCGGTCTCCTCACGACTCCCGCCCGGCTCGCTCCCGGCCAGCTGAAGGAGATCCGCGAGCAGTTCGAGGCGGGCACCGCCGGCCCCAACGCGGGCCGGGTCGGCGTCGTCGACCAGGATCTCAAGTGGCAGCCGCTCACGATGAGCGCGGTCGATGCGCAGCTGATCGAGCAGTACCAGCTCACGGTCGACGACATCGCCCGCGTCTACCGGGTGCCGCTCTACATGCTCGGCGACCTCTCGAAAGCGACCTTCCGCAACGTCGAGTCTTTGCAGCGCGCGTTCGTCGCGCAGACGCTCGGCTTCTACCTCGAGCACATCGAGGCCGCGCTCGATCTCTTCTTCCGCCTCGACGGGGATTCGGAGTGGGTCGAGTTCGACGTCGAGGCCGGCGTCCAGCGCGCGGAGACGCGCGATCGGATCGAGGCCTATACCAAGGGCGTCCAGGGCGGGATCTACACGCCCAACGAGGCCCGGGGCCGCGAGGGCCTGCCTCCGGCCGAGGGCGGCGATGAGCTCTGGGCTCAGTCCCAGATGCAGCCGCTCTCCCGCCTCGCCGCCGAGCCGGAGCCGGAGCCCGAGCCGCCGCCCGACCCGGAGCCCGAGCCGGATCCGATCCCGACCGCCGAGGAGCTCGAGGCCGCGCTCGGGCGACTGATGAGGGCCGCCGCATGACCGACGCCGACCGAGCCCGCCTCGCTGATTCGCTGGCCTCCGTTGCGCTCACCGCCGCCGAGCGGGTGATCGATCGCCGGATGCCCGATCTCGTGCGCCGCGACGAGCTCGCGACGCTCGGCGCCGTCGTGATCGAGCAGAGCCTCCGGCTTCGCTCCGGCTCCCTCGAGCTCGCCCGCGGAGAGTCCGAGCCCGCGATCCTCGGCCGGGCTCCGTCGCTCTCGGAGCAGTGGAGCGCCGCCGAGCCGGAGGAGGCCGCTCACCTGGCCGACCAGCTCGTCCGCCGATCGGCGGCCGCGCAGGATCTCGAGGCGCGGGTCTCCGAGATCGGGACACGCGACGAGATCGCGCGCGCCGCGGCCGCGGTCTTCGTCTCCGCGCTCCGTCTCGAGGGCGCCTCGCTCGTCTTCTCCGCGGAGGGCGCGGAGCCGCTCACGCTTGGCCAGGTGCCCACGTTCGCCGATCTCTGGCGCGGCACCCACGACGCGGCGGCCGAGTACCGCCGCAGCGAGCTCGTGATCCATCGCGGGTCGGCCTGGCTCGCGACGACCGATCACCCGGCCGGCGATCCGATCCCGGGGCCCGGGTGGGAGCTCTTCGCGCAGCGCGGACACACCGGGAGCCGGGGGCGCTGCAACTGCCTGGGATGCGGCGGGGGAGGGGCCTCGTGAGCCGATTCGCCCTCCCTCTGCCCTCGGTCGCCGGCCTGCTCCCGATCGGCTCCCCGCTCGCGTTCACGACCCTGGACTATGCGACCCACGCCCGGCGGATCGAGCTCACGCTCCGCGACGCCTCCGCGGGCGACGTCGTCGTCGAGGTGACCGACGGGACGACCGCCGTTCAGGCGACGATCCCCGCGGCCGCGAATCGCGTCACCCAGGCGATTGCCGACACGGTCTGGCCGGCCGGGGCGGTGCTGACCTTCGAGATCGTCTCGGAGGCCGGAGCCGGCGGCGGGGTCAACCTCGACGGCTTCCTCGTCGTCGACCAGTACCTCGGCGGGATCGAGGCCGGAGAGGAGGGCCTCCTCGACCTGGCCGCCGTCGAGGCCGCGCTCGGGATCACGGCGCCGACCGCGGCGCAGACCGCGTTCCTGACCCGGCAGCTGGCGGCGATCTCGGCGCGCGTCCGAACCCTCTGCGGCCGCTGGATCACCCCGCAGCGGACCTACCGCGAGGTCTTCCGGGAGCCGACCCGGATCCACCTCCTCGAGCTCCCGGCGGCGCTCGTGAGCGTCACTGCCGAGGGGACGTCCCTCGACCTGGCCGAGCTCGTCGTGACGGCCTCGGGCCGGCTCTGCCGCTCCGGCGTCGACGCGGTCTCGGACTGGTACGGCTACCGGGACGTCGAGGTCGTCTATACGGGAGGCCTCGCGGCTCTGCCGGCGTCGATCGCCGAGCTCCTGCTCCGCACGCTCGAGGGCCAATGGCGGGCCTACGTGTCGGGTGGGACGATCACACCCGCCGGACCGATCAAGCGCATCACGACCGCCGACGTGGGCACGGTCGAGTACGCGAGCGCTGGCGACCTCGTGGCCTCGCCCTCGTTTGCTGTGGATCCCATTCTCGGCTTCGCGCCGGCCTGGCTCGACGAGCTCGCGCGGCCGAGCCTCGGCCTCGCGACCGCCAGCTACGAGACGCTCGAGGTGATCCCGTGAGCGCGGCCGACTTCGCCTCGGTATGGCCGACCTTCGCGCGCCCGCTCTCCCTCGAGAGCGCGGACGGTCTCACGACCGCGACGACTCGCGGCGTGCTGCGCGGCCTGCGCACCGACGAGCTCGTCGCCGGCCTCGATGCGGGCCTGCTCGAGGCCACGTTTCTCGCGAGCGATCTCGAGGCGGTGGGCTTCCTGCCGCTCCCGAAGTTCGCGCGCATCGTCGACGGCTCGAAGGCGTACACGGTCGAGGAGGCTCGGGAGGTCTGGGCCGGCACCGATCGGGTCTGGGTCAAGGCGTGGGTGAGGGGGTGAGCTCGGTTGCCATTCGCAACGCCGCCGCGGCTCTCGTGGCTGATGCGTCCTGGACGGCCGTCGCGCCGTTCTTCGAGACCATCAACAAGCGCGAGCCGGCGTCGCTCCCCGACCTGTGGAGTTCGCTCGCGTTCAGCGCGCACGCCGACGAGGCGATCTCGATCGGCTCGCCCACGGTCCGCCGCGAGGCCGGCGTCGTGACGGTCGGCGTCTTCGGCCTGGCGGGCCTCGGCGCCTCGGCGGTCGACGCCGCAGTCGCGAGCCTGCGCGCGCTCGCGGCCGGCTGGACCTGGCCGGCCGGAATGCGTGTTCTCCGCGTCGGACCTCCGATCGACGCCGATCCGGCCGCCGCGCTCGGCTGGCATCGCGTCGAGCTCGAGGTCGCTTACACGTTCGACTACGTGAGCTCTTAGGAGGGACAACCCATGCCGCTTTCTGCCGACCTCGTCCGGATCTCCGCCGTCAAGGAGGCGACCTACGGGACGACTCCCTCGCCCTCGACTGCGTGGCGGATCCTGCGCCTCAACTCGGAGTCTCTCGCGTTCCAGCCCCAGACCTCGCGGAGCGACGAGCTCTCGTCGACGCGCGGCGTCGTCGACTCGGTCCTCACCGGCGGAACGGTGGAGGGCGGATTCGAGAGCGACCTGGTGTTCAACACGCTGCACCAGGACTTTCT